CCTGCAAAACCACTAGCTGCTCCTGCTTGTTGTGCTTGCATAGCACTTTGTAATAAATTTTGTCTTAATCCTTCTGTTCTACCTTGTATGCCACCTCTTATTTGCTCTATTTGTTCTGCATAAAATGGGTCATATGTTTCTTCTTGTGTAGCTGCTTGCATCTCAGGTGTAATTGCTGTAAAATACTCACTATATTGTGAAGGGTCAAAACCTAATGATTTTGCAATAGCTGCAGGGTCTGAAAAATCTGTGCCTGTTGCTCCTGTTCCTCCACCATCTACGCTTGGTGGTGGTGGTGTGGTTTCAGCAGTTATTTGAGGTGGTTGAATATTTAGTGATTGCTCTACTTGTTGTTGATTCATACCTTGAAAAGCTTGAGAATAATCAGTTGTTTCAAAAGGGTTTGTTACAAAACCACCTATTTGGTAGCCTTGAGACATTTGTAAAAGAGTTGGTGTTGTCATTCCTGCCATAATTATTTAAAACCAGTCATTTTCATCATATGTTCAAATCTTGTTGTTACAGGCTTTTTGATTGAAACAGGTTTAGAAATATCAAACAAAGACTTAGGGACAGCATACTGAGTAAAAACTTTAGGTGGTTTTTTAACAAACCCTTGTCCTCCAGTAAGAAGCATATTTAATCTTTGTCCTATGTTTTCACTTTTTAACATATCTAAACCTGATTCTATTCCTTTTCCCATAGTATAACCTTGTGACCCTGCTAGTAAAAAAGAACCTATTGATGGTTTTTGTGCTCTTGCAATGGCTTTTTCTTGCTCTCCTAAAAACTCTTGATCTCTTACTAATTGTTCATAATTACTTCTTCTAAATTTTCCTGTTGGTGCTGGTACAAAACTAGGAACAGAACCACCCTGTTGCCCAAATAAACTACCAATAGCACCTCCAACACCTCCACCTATTGCTGTTCCAACACCAGGAACAAAACTTCCAATAGCTGAACCTAGTAAAGTTCCAATAGCTTGAGATGATTGTTTTCTTTTAGATCTTCTATCTGCTTTTTTCAACATTTCTCTTTGTACTGCAGCTAATCTAAGTCTTTCTCTTTCTTGTGCTCTATCTTCCATTGCTATATCTTTAGCAAGTTGTAAGCCTGCCATATCTGCAAGAGTACCAAATTGAGCTTGTGCTCTTTGTCCAGTTGCAAGAGCTCTCATTCCAGGGGTTACGAAAGGTGCGTATGTAATTTTTTGTTCTGTAGCCATATAATTATCCTATTAAATTTAAAACTTTTTTCTTCTAATTAAAACCAATCTATTCACCTTTCAAAGCATCTACTTCTGCTTTTAATTCTTGTATTGCTTTTATCATTGGTGATATAAACTCGGTATATCTCAACCCTTTAGACCCTTCTTCATCATTAGCTGCAGGGTCAACATAACCAGCAAAATTTTCTGTATCTATACCTAAAGAATCTAAAAGTGTTTTGACTTCCTGTGCTATTAAACCATAATGTGTTCTTGTTTTCCCTTTTAGCTTATAGGAAATTGGATTTAAAGAATTAACAAAACTTAAACCTAGTTGAGATGCTTGAACTGATTCTTTATTATTTAAGTCAGAAGTTTGTATAGTTCCATTAGTAGCATGAACATCATCCCATTTTAAACTTGAGCTTCCTAAGTCATGCCCATCATCTGAGTCTGGAAGCAAACCTCCACCAGTTGTTAATAAACATTTTATATTACCTACATCTCTTTCAAATCCTGCATCTGGAGAACTATATGAACCAAAATTTATTTTACCATTAATATTAACATTGCCATTGGCATCAAATGAATATCTGTTATTACCATTTCTTCTTATAAGTAATGCTGAGGTAGTTGCATCTGAAAAAATTCTAAAAGCATCTCCATCTGTTGCTTTAGTATCATTACCATCATGTATAAATATTACACCTGTATTGTCAGCATCTCCTTGAATATGTATATTTCCATTACTTTGAAAATTAATATGACCATCTGCAAATGTTGCTGAACCTTCACTTGTTATGCTATTTGAAGCTAAAACAACACCACCTATACTCCCTGATTCTGCTAAAATCTTTCTAACTACAACTGATTTTTTATTATCTCCTACACCTAGATCTGCATCTTCTATCCTTAATTCTTTTTCACCTGATTGAATATTAATAGAATTTGTTGCACCATATCCAAATGTAGAGTTTTTAAAACCAACTTTTTCATTATGGTAACTTATATCTATTCCTTCTTTTTGGTCTGTTACACCAACATCAGGAGCACTCTTTCTTCCATAAACTTTAGTGCCATGGTTTACACCAACTGAATTAACTTTATTGTATTTAAACTCTGCCATTATGTATTAATCAACCTTTTGTATGTTGGTCTATATTCGATACTTATATCATTTATTTCTAATTTAGTTGCTGAATCAACAGTTATTTGTAAAGCAATGCTTTGACATTCTACTGGGTCATCTAAAGGTATTTTAGCTATTTCAAAATCTGTTGCTTGATTTAAAGTATTACTGCTTAAATCTGAATCTACAAATGAAGTAGAACCATTCAATGCATATCTTAAAACATTATTTTGTGTTGTACTTGAAGAGGATTTATAAGTTATATGAAAGCCATATATTTTTTTTCTTTTACTTGGAGTTCCAAAGTCAAAATCTTTTGTTTGGTAAACTGTATTACTAGAATCTTGTGGCTCTCCTCTCCAAGTTCTTAGTGTTATAGTATCACTATTCTCTGAGTAATATAATAAATCACCATTAGCATCATAATCAAAATTACTAAACACATCACCTGAATGCAGTCTGTTTTTACCTAACCAAATAGAACGAGTTTTTAAATCATAGATAATAACATCACTACCATTACCTCCAAAGTTTTGGTCATTCGTTGTGCTTCTTGAATCTAAAGCTATTATAATATGTGATTCTTTACCATAATAACCTATGATACTTCCAGCAGTTATTAACTTTGCCCATGATTTTAAATTAAATAAACCATCTTTATATCCATTTAAAAATTTTTCACCAACCAATTCTGTTATACCACTACCACCTTCATATACATAAAGACCATTTTGATTTACCCAAGTAATACCAAAAGGTGTTTTTATAACAGCATTAGGATGTAAAACACCATACCCCTTGTGAGTTGCTTCTAAAAACCAACCCCCTGGATTAGGGCTACCTATATTTATTATATATAATGTATTGGTTTTATATGCAAATAATCTATCACCTACAGATTCTAATTTTATATATTGTTCTGCATCACCTAAAGCAACATCTATAAAATTGCTATCTGGAAATATATTTTCTTTATTAACTGGTGAGTACATAATTCTGTCTGCGTGTTTTCTTTGAACACCTTCATTTGTTGTCTTTTGTACATTAGCAACAAATAATCTTCTATTTGCAAACACAGCAGTTTTAAAACCATCACCTGTGTTTCCAATTGTTAAATTTCCGTCATTGCTAGAATAACCATTAATGGTAGCATAGGTATCAATGCTTGGTTCTATGGCTGTTACAGTTACATTTCCCCTTGGTGTGCTTGCACCATTGCTTATAGTCCAATCTTTATAATCACCACTCATTTTAGAACGAACACCATAAGCATTATTTTGACCAGCAACTCCTGTAATATCTATATCTGCAAGTAAATTCCATTCACTATTATTAACTCTACTACCTGTATTATCATATAACTTCCAATACAATCTACCACCTGTAACATTGTTAAAATAATTTATGCCAAGATTGCTAGACAAACCATTTTCTGCACTAGCATAAACTGATATGTCTAAAAGACAATCATCATTTGTTATATTTTTTGCAGTTGGCATTTCATAAACCGTAGACTCCATTCTCTTTTCATATACAAATGTTACCCCAAATTTATAATAGCCTGCTTGCCATCTACCTGTGCCAGCATTTCCTTGGTCTATTTCTACATGAAAATTTCCACCTACATAAGTAGCACTCGTTACAAGGTCTCCACCAGTATTAGTACTTGCTTTTGGTGGAGTTATTAAAAATCCTGTAAATAAAAAACTGTCTTGCTGTAATCCTAATTGTTTATAACCAATATAACCATATTGTTTTACAGAACTTGAGTTATTAATAGTTGTATCATGTAAAATAATTTTATTACCAATTGGTATTACTGCACCTTGACAAGTTGTAACACCTGCTCCACTAATATCCCCTATCTCTGTCCAAGTTTCATTAGTGTAATCAAGAACTTTACATTGACTGCCACTACTATTACCTGTGTCGTCAATTGCACATATATAATGTTCACCAGTATTAGTTTTTGCTTTATTGTAATCAAACTCAAAATGCTTTAGACCATGACCTCCAGCCCCACTTATGTCATGGTTACCCACAGTTGCAAAGCTTGCAGTAGAAGAAAGATTTATATCTCTAGGTGTTCCATCACCATCACCCATGTTTCTTAAAACTCCTACTTGGTCTCCTATTACATCTTGGCAAAAAGAAGATTCATTATCTGCTATATCTCTTTTGTCTTTTTGACTGCTAAGACCACCAGAAAAATCTCTTAATGTAACTGTTTGTTTTGGCATTTTACTTTAGTAAAACTTTTTTAATAACATCCTCAACTACAGAATAAATAGAATTTAAAACTT